CATTGCAATCGCACTTTCATTTATTCCAGCTGTTGTAACCTGGGTGACTGACATAATCAGACGAGACGAGTCCGATGGAACTGTTTACCAGCCTCCTAGCGCTGGATCATCCTGACTGGACGCTCCCTTGGGCAGGGATTGGAGCAGTTCTACTTGGACTAGGAAGCGCGCTCAGTGGAGCTGCGGCATTGATCACAGCTCGCAGAAAGGGTAGAAATGAAAGCTGCGCTGCTGCTAACACTGGGACTGGTAATGGCAACGGGGGCCGGGTATCTGGCGACGACAGCGTTTAGCGGAGCTCCAGATCCGGTTAGGACAGAAACAATTACTCTTAAGAATGGACCTACAGGACCAGCGGGTCCACAAGGTCCAAAAGGAGAACCGGGTCCTAAGGGCGAACGAGGTCCTAAAGGAGAAGTTGGTGCAACTGGTCCGGCGGGACCCCCAGGCTCGGGTAGCCCGTGCGCGGGCGCGCCTGTGGGATATTCTCCCGGAGTCTTGTTGATCAATCATCCTGGTGGACAAACAAGAATCTACACATGTCTGGAGGACAAATGAACGAACAGGAAGCTCCAGTTCAGGATCCCGCAGAGCCGACTGAGCCCGCAACTCCAGAGCCTGCACCAGAACCAAGTGAGCCAACACCCGCACCGGATACGACACCACCGGACGAAGAAGACAACGGTGGCGACGGAGAGGAATAGGAATGCCGTTTGATACGGACGAAGAGGTAGAGCCAGATGAGGTTTCAGGCATAGACGCAGACGAGTCCGAAGCTCGCTTGACTGTTGTGATCGACAAGAATCTGATTCTCGAAGCTGGGGATATACCTGTACGCGAGTCAGAGCCTGAGCCGAAGGAGGAGGAAGAAGATGGCAGCTCCTCAGGTTAAGTTCACCAGGGATATTCTCGTTGGTTGTCGAGGCGCTGACGTAATCGCGCATAAGCGAGCTATTTCAAGAGCTGCTCCAAACATGTATCCCTGGCACGACTTTACCGAGTTGTGTGGAAGACCATTTATGCATGCGGTGGTAGCTTGGAAGCGAAGTAAAAAATTGAGTGGCGTGCCTCGGATTGGCTTGACTGCTCATAACGCTCTCGAGCGCACGCGCGCGAAGAAGAAGCCAGACGAATGGGCGTTTGATCCCTACTCGATTGCGCTTTGTCAGGAATACTGGAAACAGCATCAGCAAGCTCCAGCAGAGGCGAAACGAGAGAAGGGTGTAAGTGCAGGTTTCTTCTGGTACGCACATCGAAACTCAATTGCCTATTCTCAGTATCGGCCTTTCTCACTGGGTAGGCCAGCTTGGCTTCCCAGTCGCTGGGATTGCTCAGCCTTTGCTACAGCTTGCCACTATGCGGCTGGCGCTCCGGATCCGAATGGCCGGGGCTATGACCATCAAGGCTATACCGGCACACTGATGGATCATGGAGTACACGTAGGTAGTATTCAAAATTTGAAACCACTTGATCTGATTTTCTACGGACGAGCTCGTTCTGCACCGGGCTTCCCTGGTGGTTCTCCGACCCATGTAGCTGTTTATGTCGGGGTCAAAAACGGAACGCCGATGGTACTCTCGCACGGCCATTATCCGATGAGCTACTACCCTTACAATTATCGAAGTGATATTCATCACTTTCGACACTACAAGATATAAGGAAAGAACTTTGCTAGCGTAGAGGAGGAAAGCAATGGCGGATCCGAAGCTGCCGACGCCTGATGAAGTTGCTGAGCAGTCTTCTAAGGAAGAAAAAGATCCTAACAAGAAAAAGACCGAAGGCAAGAAGTACGACGGTGGAGAGATTCCCAAGCAGTAATCATTCAAGTAGGTGAGGTAGATGGAAGAAAGTATTCTTCTTAGTACAAAGAAAATTTTGGGTGTTGCAGAAGAGTATACAGCATTCGATCTTGATATTATTACTCATATTAATACCGCTCTTTCTACGCTCACCCAACTGGGCGTTGGACCTGCAGAAGGATTTACGATCGACGATGCGTCCGAGCTCTGGCATGATTTTATCGAGGACGATAAACAGTACCATTCGGTCAAATCATACGTTTTTCTCCGGGTTCGACAGCTCTTTGATCCTCCGGCAACATCATATCTAATTGCTGCCTTTGACAAGCAAATCGAAGAGCTCGAATGGCGTTTGAATGTGCATCGAGAAGAGACGGACTTTGTCGACCCAGATCCAGACGTCTACTATCTTGAAGACATGTTTTCTGGAGAAGTTGTGGAGGTGAGCGGTGGCAAACGGAAGATCATTGGAGGAGCAGGAAGCGGAACGTAAGAGTAAGGAAGACGCGCGAAACAAGCAGCGTCAGGAACGACAAGAGCGTCTTAACCAGGAATCGACAGAATCTGACGACGAGAAGATGGATCGACTGGCACAGAGATTGTCGGCACCCGAACCATCTAAGCCGAAGGCGAAGTCTCGTGCGAAGAAGAAGGAAGAGAAGCCTGAAGAAACTCCAGTCGAATAGGAGGCGAAATGTCCTCCGTTATAGATGATATTCTCGAGCATCATGGTGTAAAAGGGATGAAGTGGGGTGTTCGCCGAAAGGCAACAGTCGGGGCACAAGAGGTTATCGTCAGTGACAGACGAAAATCGATCAAGACGACTGGTGGAGCAGGACATCCTGCACATCCTGACGCAGTTCGCGTCCGTACGATCGGACAAATCGGCTCAAAGAGTGGCTTGAAAGCTCTCTCCGATAAAGATCTGCAGGATTACACCAAACGATTGAACTTGGAGCAGAACGCTAAGAGGCTTCGCTATAACGACGCAAGTCCTCCGAAGAAATTTGTCCTGAGTGTGTTGGGACAAAGCGGTAAGACTGCTGTTCAATCAGCTGCAAACGATGTTGCAACTGCACAGGTTAAGAAACATTTGGCTAAGACTGCTCTGCTTGCTGCTGCTTAGGGGAGAGGAGTTAGCATGAGCCTATCTAATACCGCTGTACCGATTTATTATGGTCAATTCCGGGAAGCTGTAATCAGAGGTGACATTCCCGTAAACCGTGAGATCTCTTTGGAGATGAATCGGATTGATTCGCTCATTGCTAATCCCAACATTTACTACGATGACGAAGCTGTAGAGGGATTCATTCGTTATTGTGAAGCTGAATTAACTTTGACGGACGGATCTGATTTACATCTTCTCTTCTCCTTTAAGCTTTGGGCAGAACAGATCTTTGGTTGGTATTTCTTTGTTGAACGCAGTGTCTATGTGCCGACCAAGGACAACCATGGTGGCCACTACGAGAAACGAACGATCAAAAAACGTCTTACGCTAAAGCAGTATCTAATAGTTGCTCGTGGGGCAGCCAAGTCGATGTACGCCTTTTTGATTCATAGCTTTTTCCTAAACGTCGATACAGCCACTACCCATCAGATCAATACCGCGCCGACGATGAAGCAGGCCGAGGAGGTCTTATCGCCTTTTAGGACCTCGATTACTCGAGCCCGGGGCCCGTTGTTTAAGTTCCTAACTGAAGGGTCGTTACAAAATACTACGGGTTCTAAGGCCAATCGGGTCAAGCTTGCTTCAACTAAGAAAGGGATTGAGAACTTTCTTACCGGATCCATTCTCGAGATTCGTCCTATGGCCATTAACAAGCTACAGGGACTGCGTCCTAAAATTTCAACTATTGACGAATGGCTTTCTGGTGATCTTCGAGAGGATGTTGTTGGTGCTGTTGAACAGGGTGCTTCCAAACTAGAGGACTATTTAATTGTAGCTATTAGTTCAGAAGGAACAGTCAGAGCAGGTTCCGGTGACACTATCAAAATGGAGCTTGCCGACATTCTCAAGGGAGAATACCTCGCGCCGCATGTTTCGATCTGGCATTACAAGTTGGACGAGGTCGAAGAAGTTGCAGATCCGGCGATGTGGGTGAAAGCGAATCCTAACCTGGGAGCGACGGTTTCCTATGAGACGTATCAACTCGATGTTGAGAGGGCTGAGAAGGCGCCTGCGTCGCGAAACGACATCTTGGCCAAGCGCTTTGGGATCCCCATGGAGGGTTACACCTACTTCTTCACCTACGAAGAAACTCTCCCTCACCGTGCACGCGAATTCTGGCAGATGGGCTGTGCCCTTGGGGCCGATCTTTCCCAGGGCGACGACTTCTGCGCCTTTACCTTCCTTTTCCCATTGGGAAGAGAACAATACGGTATCAAAACACGCAGCTACATAACTGAGCTCACGTTGATGAAACTTCCTGCTGCGATGCGGCGG